CGTATCAGGTGAGCCCAGAGGTGGCAAACATGCTTACACTGCAGTCGTACATGGATACGATGCTGTTGATGAGCCTGGTGTTTGGAGTGGTATTTGAGATTCCTGTTGTCAGTTGGCTTTTAGCTTTGTTTGGGCTTTTGCGCTCTGATTGGATGAAGCAGTTCCGCCGTCATGCAGTAGTAGCCATTCTTATTGTAGCCGCTGTAATCACTCCTACTGCCGACATGTTCACCTTGCTCGTGGTGTCGCTACCTATCTGGTTACTCTATGAGGTGAGCATCATTATCGTGAAGATGACTGAGAAGCCCGAAGAGGAGGAAGATTAAAAGAGTATAGTTACCTCCCTTGCGGTCAGTGGGTCTCGCTAAAGGCTCGACAAATCTCATAGTGTATTGTTTATAGTTAAATGTTTTGCTATGACTCCGATAGCTTTTTTCCATTCGCCTTTCACTTCGAAGTTTGGAATTCCGAAGCAAAGCGGACTTGTTAAGGAATTGCAGGGGGAGATTGTCTTTACGCCTGAATACCGAAACGAGGATTTTATCCGCGGACTTGAGGATTTCGACTATTTGTGGATTATATGGGAGTTTTCTGCGAATGGGCATAAGGCAAATAGTCCTGTCGTGCGTCCACCACTGCTTGGAGGCAATAAGCGTATGGGTGTCTTTGCAACTCGTTCTCCATATCGCCCGAATCCGATTGGGTTGTCATCGGTGAAAATTGAAAAGATTGAAGTAACAAGTAGTAAAGGGCCGGTGATACATGTGTCGGGGGCAGACTTGATGGATGGTACGCCGATATACGACATTAAGCCTTACATCGCTTATGCTGACAGTCATCCTGATGCTAAAGGCGGCTTTACCGACAGCAATCCAATTCGTTTGCTCGATGTGGAGATCGACGAGGCAATAGCCGAGAAACTTGGCAATGAAAAGACTGAGATTCTACGGAAGACACTTGCACTGGATCCACGCCCACACTATCATAACAACCCTGACAAAATATACGGAATGCCGTTCTTCGACTATGACATCAAATTTAGAGTAGAAGATGGAAAGGTGATAGTATTAAGATAAAAAGGTAAAAAAAAGCGATTATAATAGAATAAAAAACGTGGAATCGAAAACTCGACTCCACGTTTTTTTATGTTATATTTATTCTATTACATTTCCTCTACGGCTGCCTGCGCGGCTCTTTTTGGAGCCTCAAAATAAGCGAGTTTGCGGTTTTCTCTAATCAATGTCTAACTCATTCGTTTTTCTCCGTCAGGTCGTAATACAACTGAACTGCTGCATCAGTAGAAAATGCCTCTGCCCATGTCTTGAAATCGTATTCCAATCCGCTAACCTCATCGAGGTATGGACTTTCCCAAAGAGCTTCCAATGAAGCGTAGGCTTCTACTGGGTCTTTGCCGTATGCGTCCACCACTTCCGTTCCATATTGCTCAACGAGTATCTTTGCCCAGTCACTTTGCTCACAGCCGGGATTGAGACGCAACACTTCGAACGCTGCGGCTTTCAGTTCCTCCAGCGTATCATCCTGCTCATTCGCCTCCGTTACGGCTTTCATCAGCATGGACAACTTGCGAAATGCGATGTCTTCTTTACTGCTCATCTTCTTTCCTCAATTCCTCAATTCGTTTTCTTGACAGCCTATCATTGAGTTCTGTAATCTTGTCACGCAAATCTCTTATTGTTTCACGCATAGAGTAAAGTTCCGCGCATACTACTAAAGAAACAACGACGAGCAAAGCTGCTTCCCAATTCATCGTTCCATCAATATTTTTATTGTACGTTCCTTTTCCTCCAGCAACTTCTCCAACATAGCCACACGCTCTTGAAGTACAGCATTATTACTACCGGCAATGTTGTTATTGCCAGCAATAGATACACCACCGTGGTCTGATATTGTTACATTCGATGGTTCAATCGGATAGAATAAGGACATATTTTCACCCAATGCTTCTGCAATGCGTTCCAGCAAACTTGATTTAATGTCGGCAGCAGCAAGCATTTGGTTAAATGATTGCTGCGACACGCCAAGCAGTTTCGCTATCTGAGATTGCGAAACTTTCTTCTCATAGAGAATTTCTTTTAGCCTATTGCCTGTCATACAACAATACTTTTATTGTTAATAATTCTTAAATCTACAAAGAAAAACAAGTATTTTATTGTTGGTTACAATACTTTTATTTACCTTTGTATCGTGTTTAAGCCTCGTTGCTGTGCAACTGGCTTGTTTTCAAACTGCAAAGGTAATCATTTTTAATTAAATAAACGAAAGAAAATGGCAAAA